GTGGCCGCAACGATCACCTCAGCCAGTTTGCAGGCCTGCAACAGTGGACCATAGGCAGGCGGCGTCCCAGCCGCGCCCGAGCTCTTCGCCTCGACCTCGAAGGAAATCGACGCATGCAGGCCAACCGGAATGGTCGGATTGGCACCAAAATATGGGGTATCATGGCCGCGCTTGACGTCCGACCCCTTCATCGGCGTGATCTTGACGTTCTGCGCCAGGATCGCGTTGGCAGCGCCGGTCGGTGTGGGATCGGCGCTGTAGGTGGTCTCAGATTTGACCAGCAAGGCCTGCAGCCGCATGAACATATCAGGCTCCCTTCACATCGGATTCGGATTTGGGTTTGCGGGTGCCGCCCGCCTGGGCCGCTGGCGCCGGGGATGGTTCGGCCGCAGCCGGCGCCTCCGCGCTGTCCTCGATCAGCGTCAGGCTGCCGTCGGCGTTGCGGATATAGCTGCCGCCGGAGGCGGGCATCGGGTGGTCGGTCATTGGAGGGCTCCAATCAGATAACGGGTGGTTTGCCAAAGCTGGATGTAGATGCTGACGCCGTTGCCAAGGTGGGTGCTGTCACCACTGACCAGGGCGCAGATGTCGCCACCGGTATCGACCTGCCATCCTACAAGCTGCTGCTCCACCGCTGCCTTGCGGGCATCGAAGGCCAGCGCGCGGCCTGCGCCGCGCGGATCTCCATGCTCACGAAACAGGATGGCCGTCGCGAACTGGATATCGACCGTTTGCGTGTGCCCACCCGTAGCATAGCGAGGCGGACGTGCTTTTTCGCGCACGGGCACAACAAAGACCGTCCCGTCGATGGCTGCGGTTGCACGGCCGACGATCGCATTGATCTCTTCGGCCACCTCGACGGACGGAAAGGCCGCGCTTACCAACAGGTGCTGATAGACTGCGTTCAGCACAGCCACCCCCTGAGCATAGAAAAATGCGGGTCGTGGATTTCCGCCAGGAAGCTGCCCGAGCTGGGCGCGGGTTCGGAACCCGATGCGTCAGGCAGCGTAATGAGGCCGCGAGAGACATCCTTCAGGCCGCCGATCGCATCCTTGTAGTCGGCGGCAACATAGTCAGGAGCGCCGTCCCGGTGCAGGAAATAGCGGGCAATCGAAACGGACCAGGTGCGAAGGATCGGGGGCGTCGATGCCAGCGGCAGCGCGTACTTTGCACCCACATAGCCGTTGACCATGTTGTCGGCATGGGTCAGCGCGGCTTCGATCACCTCATCATCCGGCACACCGTCGCGGTTGCGATCGGCGATTTGGCCGATCTCCGCCGTGCCTGCCCGGTCGAGCAAGTCTTGAAGGTTGGCATAGCTCATTTTGATCGCGCCGACGCCGCGCGAACGGCGCAGTCCTTTGCCTCCAGCAGCTTCCGCAGGCAGACCGTGCGCTCTGCACTTGCGGGCAGTAGATTGACGATCCGCGCGGCCATAGCGGCAAAGGGGCTGGACACAATGGCCAGGTGCGAAGGCAAGTGGTCCCAAGAAAAGAACGCCAACAGCGCCCCAGTCGCCGGATCTTGCGGCAGGTCAGATGCCTGCGGCTGCACCTCGTGAATGTGCAGATCCTGACCGCTGTGGACGGAGCCACGCCATTCGTTGCCCGGCTCAACAGTCACTTGCGGGCCAGCGATCGTACCATTTGCCGTCAGCGGCGAAATCTGCACCGGCCAGCCATGGTTCGCTTTGACGATAACTTCAGTGGTCATCTGCAATTCCTCATAAGATCGGTTGTAGCTGCACTCGGATGGACGCACCTGCCGCCGCCCATAACGGGCCTCTGTGGCTTCACGCGGTTTCAGCGCGCTTAGGTCTGGTGCGCCCAGCGAAGGGCAGGGATGGGACGGCCCGGAAGCCGCCCCGCTGCTTTAGGGCTGAGGTCAGCCGGACAGGGCCTGCACCGCAGGGCGGCCCAGGAAGCCACGAAAGTCCAGATCAGCGTTTCACGAATGTAACTCCCGACGCGGCAGGTCAGGTCATAGGCATAGGCCACCAGGGACGTGGTCCAGGCCAACGCGACCAGAGCTCCGGCAATCAACGAATGAAGGATCATGCGCATGTGCGTTCCTTGGTTTGAGGGGGGTGCCAGGGGCGGTTGTGCCGCCCCTAGCGAGGGGCCTTAGCCCTTGGTGGCCGCTACGCCCTTCTTGGGGGCGGTCTTGGCGGCACTGCTCGGGGGGGTATCTTGTGCAGCCGCGGTTGCCCCGGCTTTCATCGCGGCATTTTCGGCCTGCGCAGCCGTCAGCTTTTCGACCAGATCGGCCGCATTCTGACGCTCGGCGTCCAATTGCTGTTCCAGCTGTTCGACCCGCGACGACAGGGTTGCCACGCCTTGCTCGGCCGCCAGCTTTTCGCTGGACAGCTTTTCGCCATCGGCGATGATGCCCTTCAGCTCAGCTTCCAACTGGGCCAGCGCACCATCGAACACCTCATAGGCCATCTTCTGGGCCGCTGCATTGACAGCCGCGTTGAACGCAGCTTCGTCGAAAGCATCACCCTCTGCCGCCCGGACTTCTTCGGCGTGCCCAACAAGAGTTTCGAGTGCGATCAGCCCGGCGTCTTCCAGCGCAGCTTTTTCGTCTGCAGAGACATGCTCGTCGCCCTGCTTCAGCCAGCGACCGCCAACCTTGGCAGGGCTGATCAGGCGAACCTTGATCAGATCATCCGACATCAGCTTTGACCCGCATTGGTGAACAGGAAGCCCGCATCCGCGCCGACGATGTAGGGACGGCGCTCAGTCGTGGTCGGGTAGATCCACGACTTGGTTTCGCGCGAATAGTAGGGCGTCTCGACCTGGGGAAAGCCGTCCAGTTCGTAGGTGTAGCCATAGGACGGCACCTGGTAGTTGCCGCCTTTGGGCACATAGGCGAGGATCGCGTCGCCGCCGTTTCGGGCAGATAGACCGCCTTGCCGCAGACGACATTTTCCAGCTCGAGCAGGGCTGCCAGCATTGCCAGCGTGATCGACTGCGCGGAGGTGTACTTGAACTGGTCTTTGATGGAGGCGTGCTTGGTCAGGGCATTCTTCGCGTTCGGGCCAAGAATGAGGGTATTGCCATTGCGACCGGTCATGCGCCGGATTGCCTCGTTCGCGGCCTTGATGTCGTCGATCGGCGTCGAGGCAGACTGAGTCCAGCGCGCCGTCGTGGTCAGAGTGACCTTGTTGGAGGCCGCATAGTTTGCGGCGTTGCGCGCCATCGTGGCACAGTCGTATTCAAGGCCCAGATCAAGGGCATCCAGCACCATGCTGACCGCACCGGCGCCCAGATCGACGCCGGGGACCGATTGCGCCTCTTGCTGGTGTTCGATTGGCACGATACCCTCAAGTGCGTCCTGCACGAGCGAAATCGGGTCCGAGGCGTAGCCATACTGGATGCGCTTCACATTCGAGCCGGGCGCGCGCTTGGTGTTCAGCAACCGGAAGCTTTCCTTGCCGAACTTCAGCTGGCGCATCGCCCGGTTCGGGACAGGGGCCCGAGGAAACAGAGATGGCGAAATGAACTCGGCATTGCGATAGCCGCGCGCATGGGTCGACAGGATCGGGTCGACGACGGCAGCCTGACGGGTATTGATGGGGGCCATGTTGATGCCTCAGTTCATGGTGGAAAAGCTGATGGTGACGTATTCACCGTCGGCGGCGGCGTGCAGGGCGCGCCCGAATGGGTTGACGCCTGCGCCGACAGTCTGGACGCCACCGGCGGCGGCAGACACGACCCGTGCCCCCTGTGCGATTGCGCCCACGGCTTTCACCCGCACAGAGCCCAACTTGATGATGGGTGCGAGATCGCCGATCACAGTGACGGGGCTCTTGGCCACACCACCGACGACGGCGTCGGCGGCGGTGATCTTGGCCCCAGCAAAGCTGACCAGATCATAAGCCTCGAAGAGGCCCGTCGAGACGATCGTGTCCGTGAAGATGTCGTTGAAAAACATGGTCCCTCCTCAGGAAACGGCTTTCACGGCGTCCATGTAGGCCGTGCCGGGGTGCGCGCGCTGATATTCCAGCGCCTTGTTATGGGTGGCGAGATTGTCGGTATCGACGGGCTTGCCATCAGCTGCGAAAGCCACCGCCGCGCCTTCGCCGGGCGCTTCGCCTAGGTCCAGCGCGCCGAAGCTGACAATCTTCGGCAATTCAGACATGATCTGGCGCAGGGCCGCACCGGCGGTGAGCTTCTCGCCACCTTCGGAAAAACTGACAGCCGCATGTCCAGGCAGCACGTTCAGCACCGCGATCAACTTGTCTTTGAGCGCGGGCAGCAACCGACCCTCGGTCACGAGGCTCTCTGCAAAGGCTGCGTTTTGCGTTTGGGCGATTTGCGCCTCGCGGACCAGTAAGGCGGCTTCACGGGCGGAAACGTCAGCCTCGCGCGCGGCGAAGGCGGGATCGGGCTGGGTCACAGCGGGCTCCTGAGGTTTGGGGGGAATAGCAGTGGGTGCCGTGAAACCAGCGCGGCCGTCCTGGCCGGTGACTTCCATCTCGCCCAGCCATTCGATGCGATATGCGGGCAGCGCCTTGTCAGCGTCTTCCATGCCGAATTTCTCGATCATGAACTCGCGGATCATCCGGAACAGGCTGGCGGTTTCTTCAAAGCCCCGTTCGCCGAAAGCAGCGGTGAAGGTCACTGCCTCTGCATCCTGGGCGAAGGCGACATTCTTCAGCCCGGCAACGGCCGGAGCCGCGCCGCCGAGAAATCCGATATGCTTGGGATACCAGGTGCCGGGCACGGGGTTGGCGGCGGCGGTGGGCGGAAAGAAGCAGGCCGAGACCTTCTTGTAGCGCCCGGCCTTCACAGCTGTGGAAAATGCGGGGTCAATGTCGACCAGGTTGGCAAACAGACGGTCCTTGGTCCCGTCATATTCGAACGAAGCGACCCAGCCATACGCCGGGGCATCAGTGGTGGGATGGCCCACGACAATCGGCGCAGGGGCGGTTTCAAAATCATAGGCATCGGCGATGGCGCGCAGGTCGGCCGCAGAATAGGTTTGCGCCACGCCTTCCATCGGCGTGAAAGTGCCGGGGCGGAAGACCTCAATACGGGCAGTCGTGGGTTTGGGGGGCATCGGTCCATCCAGCGGTTACTGGAGGCAGATTGCGCGATGCGTGAAATCCGTTCGCCCGGACATCAGGTCCGGCCATGCCGGATTTTCGGAGATCACGGGAGCTTTCGCGTCAGCATGACAATCCGCGAGCCCGGGTCAAGTCCGGATTGCCGCACCGAGCGTTTCTAACGGGGGTCTAACGGGGGTTGAGCCCCCAACGCGGGGGATTGCCGCCGCAAGACCCGTTGCCGCGCTCTGTGGCGCGTTTTTTCGCCCTCTATGGGTTTGGTGTGGCCAGCCAGATTTCCGCCATCTCAATGATCGCCATTTCGTCGTCGGCAGAAACGCCAAGATAGGGACGTGCGGGGATGGTGATGGTATGGGCGGGGAAGGCAACGCCCTCGCGTCCGAAGGCCGTGCCCACGCGCGCCGGTCGGTTTATTGTGCCTCCCAATTGGTGGATTGCCGCATAGTCCCAAGAGTCTGATCCGGAGACGCCAGCACCAATCACAACGCTATCACCTTCGACCTGCGATGCAATGTGTCCCCGCAGATCTCCGCTGATCTGCAGAATTCGAATCGGAACCTGCCCCTTGCGTTCGCGCTGGCGGATCGTGCTCGGCGCCAAGGGTGTCCAGGGTGAGCCGTCCGGTGCGGACTGGCGGGCAAAGTTGTCCCTGGCCGAGCCGACCAGATGTTCTCCGACCGATTTCAGAAATGCTGCAGGCTCAGTGATGCGCGCCATGAGTTCGGAGATCCGCTCGTGCATGACCAGTTCATCGATCTCGACCGTGAAGCTAACACCCGTCATCTTGACTTTTCCTTATGCGATCGCCAATTTGGCCCCAGGCGGCGACGAAGTTCGGTGATTGATCCTGTAAGTCAAAGCCACGACGACCTGGAACACCACGGGCCGTCATTTTCTTCTCCAGATCAGCTTACCGCCGCGCCGCGCGTCCAGCACCGAATAGCTGGTCCTGCCCTTTGCGTCCGTGGTGGCATAGGTCGTGATGCCTTGCCACCAGGTGCGGCTCAACTCGAACACCGCATAGAGGCCTGACTTTGGGTCGACCCGAACATAGCGGCGATCCAGAACAATGTCTGGGATCTCTGGATTTGCCGGGTTTGGCTTTTGCGCCAACCCCAGCCATATTTCGTCCGGATCCCGGATCGCCTCGGCCAGCAATTCGGCATAGATCCCGCGCCCGCGCTTATCGGCCTTGAACGTGCCATCGAACGACCGAAGCAGGTCAGCGGAGATCGGTATCCGCATACCTGCAGCATCCGTGAACATGACCGCTTTGTCGATGTCCGCGCCAAACGGCTTCAGGAAAGCTCTGGCATATTCCTCTGGCGTCAGGCCCGGCGCCAGGAGTCTGGCCTTCGTGCCAACCGCTCTTGCCACCAGGTCGGCAATTGGCTCCGGTTTGTCGATCGACACCAGCTGCTTGATAGCGAGGTCAATTCCGCCCGCCTCGTCGATCAGTGCCGACGGCACCAACCCGCGCTCCCAGTGGTCACCGGGCAGGTAATCCCAGCCATAGCCAATGCCGACCGGCTGCATGATCATCTGCCCAGTGGCTTTGTCGACGATTGGCAGCAGCGCATCCTTTGGTGCTGTGTCCGGTCCAAACCGGCCAGACCGGCGCAACTCGCCTTCCGATCTGCTCCGCACCCCGCAACTGCACATCCAGTCGTTTGGGGGAAAATGGATATCCCACCAGGGATCGTCCCATCGCAACCAAAGCCCGTCCCACTCAACATGCTGCTTGCGCGGCGTGACCGGGATACGCTCGTCTGCAGCCGGACGACATCCGGATCACGCATCTGTTTCAGGCGACCCGCCATGAAAGATGTGCGCATGTTGGTCTGATAGATCGTCTTAATGCGCCAGTTGCGTTCGCCCTTGTAGTCCCAGCCGTATTTCTCAACCAGCCTGTCGAACTCGTTGGCAAATCCCTTGATGCCGACGCCACCTTTGGCCGCAGAAATCAAAGCCACCTGAAATTCCTCAAGCATGGCGGTATCTTTGACGCCTGCGACGACAAGACTGCGATCATGGCCGCCGCGCAGCACATCAAGCCAGCCGTTCGTTGGCTTTGGGCGCTTTTGCGTGAGAAAGTCGATCTGCTGCTGAAACGTTATCCCGCCTGCAAAGGCGGTATCGGCGGGGGCATCCTCGCCATCCAGAAACACCGCCTCGCGCCCCTCATAAGCAGCCAGTGCAAAGGCATCAGAAATCAGCTTCGCCTGTGCATCCGTCGTCCACCTGGCTGCGAGCGCCACGAGGTTTTGCGCCGCCTGGTCGAAACTATCCGCATCTATTGCGGTCCGCATATCTGCGAGGCGGCGGCGGTGAAGCGGTGCCAGCGCCGCAATCAAGTCATCAGTGATGCGCTCGACTGGCCCGCCTTCGGCGAAGCAGCAGTGATCATTCAGCGGAAGTTTTTTTTTTGAGCCGTCAGCAAATGCGGTAGGATCAGGTGGCGGATTGCTTCGCCGCAGACTTGCGGTCGCAACAAAAGCTTTCCGCGCAAAGACAAGCTGATCGACTGCACTATCGGACATCCGGGTAACAACCTCAAATCCGACCAGGAATTCGCGGGCTTGGGCATCGTCTTCGATGTTGGACGCAAGCGTCAGGATCGACACCAATGTGTCGACTTCAATACCCTCTGCCTCGGCCATCGCCTTACGGGCCGCTGCGCGCGCGGTAGCCGATTCCTGACGTTCACGGCTCACCTTTGGAACACCGGCGCCGGGGACGTTGTATTCGACGATCCAACGGATGAGACTGTCGCCAAGGCTATCGCCCAACAGGTCACCATCGCTGTCGACGAGCATGTCGAGCATGTCGGCATGGGTTTCTGATGCGGCGCGCGATCCAGCGCTGCCAATATCTGTGGTCAGCGTCTCGCCGGTGACGCAGATCGAAATCTGCTTATCCCAATAGGTCAGAAATTCCTGATAGCTGACTGTGCCGCCGCGAGATGCTTCCAGGAACTCGACGTCGGTGCCGATCGGCACGGTGACGGCCGAGCTGGTGCGGATCGATGTCAGGGTGTTCAGTAGCCGTCGCTGTTCCTCGCTGATTGTCCCGTATGGCGTCTTGCCGATCACCGTCGGTCCGGCGAACTTGTCGAGAAAATGCAGCCAGAATGCGATGCCCTCGCGCTTGAAAAGCACCGGCCAGAACAACCGGGAACCGATGCCCAGGCCGTAGGGGTTGTTCCCCTTCACACCGTGACGATGCACGATGAATTTGCGTTCAGGCAGTTCGATGCCCTCACGCATGTTTGTCCAGGTCAACAGACGCGGTTGCCAGTCCTGCCCGAAAACAAAGCGGCGCTGATCATGAGACTTGACCTGCGCCGGAACGATCTTGTCGTCTTTGCGCGCCCAGACGATTTCGGAAATCGCAAAGCCCTTTAGCGTCGCATCGAGAAGATCCTCGCAAACCCGGTCAAACGGCATGGCCGCGAGAATGTCGCGCACCGCCTCCACTGCCTGCTGATCCAGGTCAGAGTCGGAAGCTGCGGTGACAACCCATTCACGGGCAGTCAGACTCGAGCGGCGCTTTTGCAGCATAGCCCCGGCATGCGGGTCTTGCGCCACCTCATCATAGATCTTCAGACCTTTGCCGCCACCGCGCTTGATGAGTGTATCATCCGCGTGCTGCAAGGTGCCGTTGTAGAACGGGATGGTGATGTCGTTCTGCGCGTCGGCAATCAACGTGCCCGCAAGCGCGGGTAGGTTCTTGCGCTGTGCAGGTGCTGCGAATGCCGTGTGGCGGCGTCCCTTCTTGCGGCTCATAGCCTGTAATCTCCGTATGAATCGCCGTGGCCGTCATTCGCTGTCATAAGGGTTCCCACGCCTGCGGCCGACGCGCCGCCCGAATAATGCAGAGCGTTCTGCCAAAGCATGTCCAGCGCGTCTGGACCATCATCATGATCCGCATTCGGCCATTGCTGCAGCTGATCAATCAGCGTTTGCTGCGAGGGGTGCAGCCGAATAAGGCCCGCCCCGATCGGCGGCTGCAGGCGTTCGATGCGCAGGTCTTTGTCGCTGTTTGGCACAATCGGCACGGCGGAAATGCCAACACCAAGTTTCGCGGCTTCCATCATCAGAGTGGTACGCAGGAATTCCTGAAACTGTACCGATTCAACAAACCAGAGCACACAACGATATTTGCGCTGCAGCGCAATTGTGTCCGATATGATGATGTCAGGCAGGCGTTTGCGGATCGATGCCTCGACGACATCCATTCTCCCGGTCAGCCTGTCGAAGCCACCGATCAGAATTGCCGAAGGGTCGCGCTGTTTGCCCTTCTTGCCCAAGGATGGGTCAATTGCCCCGAAGAACACGAGGTTCGGGTTTTCAAGGTTCCAGAACGTGAGCTTCCCGAACGGATTGCCTTCGCTTAAGGGCTTGTTCTGGTATTCGGTCTGGAACGCATCATGCGAGGCTGCCCGCTCGAGCATCAGGAACAACAGCGGTTGGATTGAGGGCCAGTTTACAACTGCGCCCGCATCCATATCGGCCCTGTTGGCCTGATAGAAGGCAGTCGCAGCCTCCTCGCCGTCGTTGTTGTAGACCTCCTCGAACTGGTCCCAAAGGTCCATGCGATCTGGCCATTTGACCACCGCCTGGAACTCAGTCACCCGCCAGACTGGCGACTTGGCTGCCCGCACCAGGACAGCATCGAAGTGCAGCACCGTGCCGACCCAAATGACATGCATGCTGCCATCAGGTGGCCCGACCTTCAGCGCCGCGCGCGAAATCCAGGTCTCGAGCTTCTTGCGCTGTTCCGGATTGCGGACGGCTTCGTCATTCTCGAGATCGTCGAAGAACATCAGATCCGGTCGGTAAGGCCCATGGCGGCGACCCCGGATCTTCTGCAGTGCCCCAAGGCCTTCGACTCGGATGTTGGTGCGCGTGACGATCTCGCCCTCGCGCCAAACGCGGCCCTGGCCACAAGCATCAGGGAAATCATGCGAAAGGCGCGGGTTAGTTGTGAGCTCGGCCTTCAGCGCCTCGATCAACAGCGCCGCCTGAGCATAGACGTCACAAACCTCGAGGCAATAGCGGGTCTTTCCCAAGACGATGCAGTAAAGCGCCAGACCCAATGACAGATGGGTTGATTTTGACGAGCCGCGCGGCGCGATGAACAGATCCCTCACGCCCTTTGTGCTGGCAAGGATTTCCGGCACGCGGGCGAAGATGTTCTGATGAAACAGACTATGTGCCCCACGCACATAGTGCGGCAGGTAGGTCTCCAAAAAGAACTGGAAACCGTCATCGGTACGAACGCGGCGCAACCGCTCGGCCTTGGCTGCAGCATCGGCCGGGAAGTCCTCGACACTGAGTTCGATCCAGCGGGAAAAATCGCCCGCCATGACGGCAAGGCGATCTTTGAAGTCCTTCTTGCTGACCGTTGCCTTCAGCTGCGGGCGTTTCATGACGTGTAGAGCCCGGCAAGCCTTTCCCCGAACGGCTCAATGATCTCGAGGATCGCGGCAGCATGCTGCGGGAAGTTCTGACGCACGAAGTCCAGCAGATGACCCATGACATCCTGCGCCACGCCCAGTTCGGAGATCTTCGGCGCCAGCTTGCGGGCCGAGCTCGTCATCTTGGTCATTGCGTCGGCCAGCGCCACCAGGTGGCCGACCTTTGCGGCAGTATCCATCTGCGGATTGTCGCGGATATCGTCCAGCAGCGATTGCGCCATGATCATGAAGTCTTCGACGACCGAAGACACCACCGCCTCAATGCCTTCACCCGCGATCACAGAAGCTGTGCGGGCCTTGTCCCAGTCATCGCCGTCGTCTTTGGCGGCTTTTTTCCAGCGGCCAAAGGTCGCCTCGCTGATGCCATAAGCCAGCGCAATGGTCGAACCGGTCATCCGGCGATAGATATAGTCGCCGCGCGCCTTGCGGCGTGCATCATCACGAACCGACATGAAAGCCCCCGTTCATGGCGAAACCAATCGCCGCAAGGATGAGGCCGCCCACAACCAGCCGAATGACCCAAGTGATGCCGTCATCGATCTTTTTCAGCGACTGCTGAATATGCTCCGACCGCACGGCCTCAACCGCAGTATGGGTCTCGAGCTTGGTGATCCGCCCTTCGTGGGCATCCAGTCGCTGGTGGGCTTGGGTGATCTGTTGCGAAATATCGGTCATTTTGCCACCCACTTCCCGATCACGTCCTTGATGGTATGTCCGCCCATGTAGAGCCCCATGTAGAGGCCGCTCAGCTGGATCAGATCGGCAAACGGCATGGCAGGCAGGGCGGTCTTCCAGATTGCGTTGCCAATGTGCAAAAGGATCGAGTTCCAGATCCACAGCGTTCCGATCAGATACATGCCCAGCGGACGCCAGGCGCGCATCCAAACCGGGTCGTCCTGCTCGGCCGCGAGCGCCGCCAGTTGCAACTGCATATCGCGATCATAGGCCGCGAGCATGTCGGGCGTGGCGTCCTCGACCTGACGCATCGCATCGATGACACGACCGGGGGTATCGGCTGCGAGGGCATCCAACTGATCGGGAGCAACGCCCGCACGGGTGGCGATCGCGCCGATGACCTGGGTGACGAGTTGACCGTTTGCGTCACCGAGCTTCTTGCTCAGCAGCTTTTCGACGAGGGGAAAACCGGCCTTCAGCGCCATTTCGGCAAGGATAAGGCTCATGAATCAAAAGCTCCGAAGCAAGGCCGCCACGCGCGGCAGGGTGGGGGCGAGTTTGGCCGCGACACTGTCGCGGTAGCGGTAGAGATAGGTGACGCCATAAAGCGCGCCCGCCGCGATCAGCACGGCATTGGCATGCGGCAGGGCCAGCAGGGCATCGGTGATGTCGGAGGTGCCAGCTGGGACCGATGCGGCCGCCACAGGTGCGGCCACTGCCGTAGCCGAAGTCTTTGCCTTAGCGCGGGCATCCAATTGGCGCTGCAGGGTAGCAAGTGTCGCACGGCCAATAATGCCATCAGGCGTCAGGTCATACGCCCGCTGAAAAGCGATCACGCTGTCTTTCAGAACGCCGTCGAGCATTCCGCCCGGAGCATAGCCCAGGCTTGCGAATCCGGAGCGCACGGCGACCTTCTCCCCGGACGAGAGAGCAAGGCCCCAGCGCGCAAAGGTGAAGCCCGCTCCACCGCCCAGATCTGGGGTGCCACGGTAGACACCGTCCAGCAGCATCGCTGCTTCACGCTCGCGTCGGGCAGTCAGCCCGGGCAAGACCTTACCGCCGCCCTTGTTCCATTCCTTCAGACGGCGGCGAACCTCGAAAGGCGGGGCCTTGGCCTTCC